TATTCTCTGCTCAAGTCTATTGATATCTCTCATCTGATATCTTTTATACTCAGCCAAGTTAATACTTACATCTGTTACATTGTACAAGAAAGCTGGTAAAGATATAGATGCTACTTCTAAAGCACCATCAATAGCATTTGGAAGTTCTGGTGTCTCTGCAGGAATACCATTTACTAATTGAAATTCTCCTTTATCATTCAAATAAATTCTATCTAATCTAGCAAGATAGAATGCATAATCCACTAATATTGACTCATCTGATGCCAGTATATTTTTAGCAGAATTTCCTGATGCAGTAAATGCTCTTCCTAAAAATTCAAAAGGTGAATAAGAAGTTCCTGAAAACTCAGATACTCTAGGTCTTATATCAATTATATCACTAACTCTAGAAGTATTAATCTGAGGTAGTTTTGCATAGTTAAAGTTATCATAAGAATTGACAGTTGTAATATCTCCTGTATCAGATGCAGCAAAAAATGCAGATTCAAATACTACCAACAATCTTCTAGATGGTGGATTAAAACCAGATTTTCTTACTATTCTAGAATAATCATATATGGTATTTCTTTGACCATCATCATAATTAAATTCTTCAGTGATATTATTAGATCCTATGACCAAACTATCTGTTGTAGCAGAAATACCAGACTCTTTAAATGTTATCTCTTCATTTTTTTGAAGAGTAAAATCATTCAAAGCAATATAATTTATAGTGCTATCATCAAATTTGCTTACATATATTCCTTTAAAATTACTGGTGGTAGCTTGGAAAGTATCACCAATAAGTAAATCTCCAGTTTTACCAGTAGCACTATTGATAGAAGTTAATGATACTCTAGGTAGAACAGGAGCACTTGAATCAAATGATTCAAAGACACCATAAACTAGAGTTGCATCAGGAACTCCAAGAGAAATTTCTTCATCTTGAACCCTAGTTCCATAAACAGCAGAGAATGTTAAACCATCATTTAAAGTAGTAGCTCCAACACCAGAAGATGAATTGTTAGAATTGACCACAGATACTTGATTTATCTTTTGCTTTTGTTTAACTTTTTCTTTAACATTAACTTTTCTAAGAGTTGCAATTAATTTAGCAGCACTATTGGTACCTAGTCCATTAACAGTAACTTCAGTAGATCCTGAATTAAATTCAAACTTATCTGCAGATAGTGATTCAGTTGTGCCATCAGTTCTAATTAATACATATCTTTCTTCATCATATGGTAAGAATGTTTGACTAGCATCTCCACTAGAAACTGCTCCAGTAGAGTTGTTTGTAATATTTACATCATATTGTTTTCTGATTGTTATATGAGAATTAGTTAAATCTACACTAGCAACATTTCTTTTTGATAAAGGAGTGAATAATGTATTATCAGTAGATGATTGGAACTGAGAAGTTAATACTTTAAAATCTGCTGGATTAATAGCAGTTGATGGTAGTCCACCCTCACATATACCAGTGACAGTTGTGACTCCTGAAATTGTTAATGATCTTTGAGATACACTTTCTATTCTTGCATATGAAGTTGTATTCAAACCAGAGTTTGTATATTCTACAATGTTTCCTACTGTAGCGATACCAATAAAGAATTTATTTGGATCTGTAAAAGTAACTGTACTTATACCAGCAGAAGCTCCAGCAGTAGGTGGGTCTGTAATTTTAACTTGACCTATTGATACTAAATCTGACTGCTTTACATCTGCATTAAAAGTGCTTGCAGTACTTACAGTTCCATGAATAGATTTAATATCATTAGTTCTATATGCAGTTGTTGCTACAGAGATGACACCACTTTCTTCACCATTGAAAATAAATTGTTCACCTGCAACAAAATTACCTTTAGTATTGTATGCTGTAACTGCTGTTGAACTAGTAACACCATATCTTAAAAATCCAGTAGCACCACTAGACTTTCCTTTTATATGAGTGGGTACAGTTAAAGTTGTAGGATTATTTAAAGCTATCTCAGTGTATGGTTGAATATCATATAATGATATATCCCACTCATTTAAATCTGTATTATCAACATTATATGAACCTGATTCTAAAGCAAAATCATACACACGTGCTAATCCTATCTCTTTGCCTGAAGCAGTGGTAGCAGCAGCACCAACTCTTTCATCTCTTAAACTAACAGTATAGTCTGTTCCAATTCCTACAGATGGAGATCCAGAAACTCTATTTAAAGTGAATGTAGGTCCAGTAACATAGTTGATACTCTGACCTTCTAATAACTTAGTTGTTCTTGGTTTTTTAAAATCTAAAAATCCAGGAACTACAGTCTCTACTTCATATCCTCTAATATATGCTTTTCCTGGTGAAATTCTATATGTTCCTAAATCATCAGATGGGGTGTTATTATTATATGTAACCTGATCTGAAGTAAATACACCATTATTACCTTCAAAATCATTTAATGTATTTCTTGCAGCAATTGTATATGGTTTTACATAATAGTTGCCAGATTCATCAAATGTTCTTCTAGCAAATTCAGTGGATAGATCATTATATTGAACCTTATCAAGCACAGAAGCAACTTTACCATTCCTAATCTCCATTATTTCTATGAAGTTTGGAGATTTATCTTCTGCTATAGGAACTGCTTCTAATTTTAATTCTATACGCAATCTATCAGCACCAGGTGCAGTGAAGTTACTAAATCCAGCTGCATTATCATTCAATCTTGAATTAATATCAGAATTTATTATATCCTCATAAACTCTGAGACCTACTTTAACATTTACATCACTAGTATATGGATTTATTATAAGTGTTTGTTTTTTAACATCTAGAAAATATCCTCTAGCAAAATAGATACCTGCAGATAAAACAGCAGCACATCCAATATAGTTACATGAACCAGTATGCAATTGAGCTATTGGTTCTCCTACTTGAAAAGTTATACCATTTTTAGTAACAAAAGATTCTCCATCTAAAAGTAAACTTTCTCCAGATATAAATTGATCACTATTATTAGCACCACTGTTTAAATAATTTACAAATAAAGTATAAGTTCCATCCTCTGCTATGTTAGGTAGATACGCAGTTATTTTTGCTTTTATGCCAGATTGACTTCCAATTACAGTTCTTCCTTTAACATTGAACAAATAAGACTTTACATCAAATCCTTCATTGGAAGATTGAATTAATATAGAAGTATATGCATTTGTAAATTTTACACCACCACCAGTTACAGAACTTCCCTCTTTGAAAGTATGACTTCCAAACTTTTCAATCTGATCCTGCAGTATAGATTGTATACCTGTTAATTCTCTTGCTTGAACAGGGAATCCTGGTTTAAATAAAATTTTAAAATACTTATCACTTCTATCAAAATCATCAAAATAAGGAGCGACGTTTAAATTTGTTTCCTGTGGCATGATTCTTTAGAATTGCAAAATGACTTTGATATCTTCTCTTTGGTTAGCAGACCTAGTAATAGAAGGTCTATTATCCACATAGATTATAGTTCCAGAGTATTTTTCTACCTCAGGGTTTGCAACCCCTTGAACAAAACTCTGTCCTAGAAAATATTTTCTATTATTTATTACAGTACTCACACCAGGACTACCTGATGATCCAAAACTAGTGTCTATTCCTAAAGTCCCCTCATTGCTAGCTATATTCACATTTCCCCCTGTAGAGGGATTTGCTGTAAATCTATGTAGAGCAAATCCAAATGTAGGATCTGTTTTCAAAGATCCATCACTATTAAATCCAACTAAACTCTTATCTTGCCAGTATTTTAAAACTCCAGTTGTTTGGTCATAAGACACTACTCTACCAATAGCAGTAGAACCAACTCCAATAGTTTGTGTTACATTACTATCAGCATTAAATGTTGCTGTTGTATGTCCAGCTCCAGTTAACTTCAATGCATAGAGAGCACTAGCTTTAGTTAGAGATAAATTTGAGGTGGATTGATATGCTAGAGGATTTTCTACAATTCCTATTCTAGCAATTTGGTTTCCAGTAATAAAATCTGGGTTTTCTGGATCATTTTCAATTTTAGAATATACTAAGACATTACTAGCACCCAATTCCCTATAAATGTCTGCTCCATGACCATCTTGAGGTGGAATAATAACATTAAAAACAGGAGTAGTGGTTCCTACTGGAACTCCACCAGCAACTAAATCTAAACTTCCATAAGTATATCCAGAACCACCTTTAGAAATATCTACTGATTCTACTTTTGCATCATTGTTGATAACAACAGTTGCCTCTGCTCCAGATCCATCTCCATTAATAGGAACATTTGTATAAGTTCTATTAGCAGTTCCTATACCAGATCCTCTATTTACTATGGTGACAATTTTTAATTGACCACTGCTTGAGGCATTATCTCTTACTGGAGCATTATCTGTGCCATTCTCCCAATTATCAGGAACAGGTATAAAATTAGTAGAATTAAATTTTATAATATCATTAGGTTTTATAGTATAAAGATACTTCCAAATATACCCATCTCCACTGTCACCTGCTGCTTTTGGTTCAAGATCTGTGAAGGTTGGTTCATCTAGGGAAGGTCTGCCTGAAACATTTTCTGGATTTGTTCCATTTTGTAGACAAACATAAACCTTAAAGTCCTCATTTACTACAAAATATTTTGATGAATATAAACTAGTTGCTCCTGATGGTTTTGCTGTATTTGTCCTACTAATATCCCCTCTATACATGTCATAAGTAACACCTGATGTCCAAGTATATCTGTTCACCATTCTACGCACATCAGAAGCAGTAATCTTCTTCAATGCCACCATGGTATCCCAATAATCATTTTCTTGCTCAAAACTATCTTTTGGAGCAGGTGGATTTGTATCCCAAGTAGAGGAATAATTAGTGGCATTAGGTAAACCAACAAAAGAATAATAAGAATTAACTGAAGAAGTTGCTGTGGAAACAAAATTCTTCGCGTTCAATATTCTAAGTTGATCAGTTATAATGGCAGACATTTGACAATTTTTTTAGTTATTTATTACATTAAATGCTAACTGACATTGACAGTCTTTAAGCTTCCATCATTTTCAACTAATAATCTATATTGAGTTCCATTTGGAGAAGTTAATACAACTCCAGCAGCAGTGCTAACTCCAATGAAAGCATCATTTACTGCATTTATTCCAGTGGTGCTAATAGTAACACCATATCCAATGACTGCTTCTCTAATTGAGGCAATACCAGTCATTCTCATACCACCTTCTTTATTAAAGGTATTACCAGTTCCAACAGTAGATATTCCAACTATAGATAAATTACCAGCAACACTTACATCACTAGCAAAAGTTCCTACACCTGCTGCATTGACACCTCTGGTATTAACATCATCCCCAAGTGTGGTGCTATTACCAACACTAACTAATGAACTAAATGTAGATGCTCCAGATACATTGACTTGAACAGCATTAAGGGCAACAGATGTAAATGAGGTTATACCAGTTACTTTTAAACCACCTGTCAATGTAGTTTCTCCAGTAACATTACCACCACCAGTAACAACTAATCCACTGCTTACAGTTAATCCACCTCCAATATTTCCACCACCAACAACAGTTAATTTGGAGGTAACTGTTGTAGTTCCTATACCAACTCCTCTTGATACAGTAGTAATACCTGTAGTATTTTCATTCCAATAAGATGATATACCAGTTGTTTCTAAAGCAGTGACAGTAACTTGTCCAAATGCAGTGCTAATACTTATATTATCTCCCGCAGCAATTGCTGTTACAATTCCTGGTGATAGATTAGTTCCATCACCACAAAGAGTATAGACCTCAGTGAAATTTGCATTTACCTTTTCAGCACCAGACAGTAAGGTATCACCTGTTCCATCATTTGGCTGTGATCCAGTGCTTATGCCCAGTTTTGCCATTTTGCGTTATCTATTTTAGTTATTTAGAGATATTCCTTATCTCTTAAAGGGTTGAATCTTTGGATAAATCCTGAAGTGGAGATACCTGTAAGACCATCTTGACCATAGAATTTAAAGTCTCTAGCTTGAGTTCTTGAACCTAACTCTAGGTATCCCCAACTATAAGTGCCAAAGAATGGAGCATTATGTACATTACCAGTAAAGGTAACACCTATTCCATTAGAATCAAATTTAGTATTGGTTGAGTCAAACTTTAATATAGAAGAGTCAAATGAGTCTGTAGTAAATAAATCAATATTTACAAACACTCTAGTTACAAATGTTGTTGCTGTTCCCACAGTGGATATGCCAATTGCAGTATTAGCAACACTGACAGTATTAACATCTGATACTTGATAAACATTATCTATAAATTGAGTTCCCACTCCAATAGTGGTAGCTCCTCCAACATTAAATGATCTTAATGTAGTGGATGCTGATCCAACATTACTTTCATCTACTAGGAAGAAATCACCCACACTTAAAGAACTCAAAGTCACTGCAGTGCCAACATAAGCACTATCCCTTAAGAAAGAATCTTCAGGAATATACAAGTCAAACATAAATTTGTTTTGACCTCCAGATGTTGTTGTTCCAAAACCAACTATTGTGCCATAATCACCAGAGTAGGTTATTGAAGTTACTTTTTCAACTCTGTTAGCCATCTTTGGTTCTTCAATAAGAACTGCAGGAGGACTAGAAACAGTGTATCCACTACCAATGTTACTAATGGTAATAGATCCTACACTATCACCATCCATAATAGCAACTGCTTTTGCTACTTGAGTAGTTCCCATTCCAACAGGTTGTTCAATGGACACTGTAGGAGTAAAGGTATAACCAATTCCTACATCAGATATAACAATAGATGTAATAGATCCAGCAGCAGAAACTAAAGCTGTGCCAGCAGCACCTGATGCATCTTCTTGAGAAACTATGTTTATAGAATCTTGTGATCCATAATTCTCCTTAGTGCTATCAAAAAATATTCTAATATTTTCAACATATGCTTCTGTAGAAGCTATACCCACTGGTTGTATCAAAGTGGTAGTTGGATAAATCAGTGGTTCATAATGAGATCTATCTTTAGTAATTGATTGACCATCAATAACCTTATCTACAATTTGTTTATGCCAATTAATTGGTCTATCAAAAGTTTCATTAGTAGTGATACCAGGACCAGGATATGGATTAGTATTAACATTATCAGCAGCATTGATGCTTGTTACTGTTCTAAGATCTTGTTCTAATGCTAAATCTTGATTATGCAATCTTACTTCATCACCTGTCTGAATTGTTTCTAAAATATCAACAGTGGCAGTATCAACTGATGCAGTTCCTTTATAGAATAAAATTTTAGAAGTATCACCTTTCTTAGGTGCTTCCTTAAAGGTAATAAAACTACCACCTTTAAATTCATATCCATTACCAGGAACTTGCAGAATATCATTTATGAATACTAGAATAGTAAATTCAACATCAACATTAGATCCTGGTTGTGATTGAATTGTTTGTTGAGTGCCATTCAATTTTAATGGGAAGGATGTGTCTTGACCATCAAATAAATTATCTAAAGGATCTAATACCTCCAGATCTCCAATAGTCCAAGCAGCAAAACTATCACTTCCAACTTCTCTTACAGTAACTTCAAATTGTCTGGATGGACTGAAGTTACTGTCAGTTGGTATACCTACTGTTCCACCAACACCAATTGTTAGAACTTGATCTTCACCATAACCAAATCCTTCATTAATAATTTCAAAATCAATAACACTAGATCCTTGTCCTACAACTATATTAGCTCTTGCCTCAGATCCAATTCCACTAGATGAAGAAGCATAGAATAAAGGCATATTGGTGTATGATAATGGTTCATCAATAACCACCAATGGAGGATTAGTTGTTGTATATCCAGTGCCAGGATTAGTAATTGCAACACTTACTATATTACCATTACTAATTGCAGCAGTACCAATGAACTCAATAGCTGGTGTTCCAGTGCTTAGTGTTTGAACACCAACATTAACTACAGTTTGAATACCAGATCTATATCCAGAACCACTATTACCAATACTAACAGAAGTGATAGTACCTAAACCAGATACAACAGCAGTACCACCTGCAGCTACTAATGGTTGATATCCAAATCCTTCTGTAGATCCAACAGAGACAACCACACCACCTAAAGGAACATTAGCAGTGTTTGGATCATATGATACAGAGGCAATGGTTCCTGTAAATTGTATACTTGTAATACCAACACTTTCCCTTAGTGTATAATCACCACTGACACTCACTCTCTTAGATTCAATACCAGTGAATCTTTGTGGTCCTTGTGCTATTTGATTAACCAAAACAATTGCATTGCTTGTAGAAAATCCTGTTACATTACTTCCTCCAACCTGTAAAGTAAATTCAGTGGAAAGTCCAGAGAATCCATGAGAAATATCATCAAAGATATAATTTAAACTATATGGTTCTACAGAACTACCAGTAATACCAGATCTCATGAAAGATCTACCATTGAATGTAGAGTGTGTTGCAACACCTACAAAATCTCTAGAATCAGGTTCATTAGTTGTAGAAGATAAAGGAGTTAATCCAACTGGAGCACTGAAGAAGTGAACTTCATTATCTACTATGTTATAATTACCATCAATTTTTGTAACCAAATCACCAGAACTATAATTAGAAACTCCTGTTCCCATCCAAGGTCTAGTAACCAATAACCTATTAGTTGCACCAAGTCCAATAGAATCAACTTTAACAATTTCATTACCAATCTTTAACATATCTCCACCAGTTATAGATGTGATACCTGAAATTGTTATTGTGTCTGAGGTTGTTGATACATCAGCAACAAGATGAGTAGTGACAGAAGTAGATACAATGGGTTGCTGAATTACATTATCAATACTGATGATACATCTTGAATTTTGTTTTTTAGATGTAAATGAATGAGAAGTACCTACACCAACAGCAGTGATGTCTATGAAGGTAGGATTGGTT